ATTAGCAATCATGTAGGCATAGCCCTCATCGCCGTAGGTGTCATTATAGGCACGACATACTACGTCACGCATTTCTTTGTGAGTAACAGCATCAGCAAGAAGCTTCTTAGCTTTCACTGGACCTACTTTCCACAAGCCGGGGATGTTATCAACACTATCTCCTGTTAGTACTTGTTGCCAGTAGAACCGACCTGCATATTCTTCATCAATCTGGTAAATCTTCTTTGTTCGTGGGTTATAGTGAGTACCTACAATACAATGCAAGTCTTTGTCAACAGATACAACAGCACAATTAATGCCAGCTGCATTACATTCCAAAGCCCATACACGTACTAGGTCATCAGCTTCACAGTTGTCAGACTCTACTGAGCCTTCTAGTTTACTAGCCCAAGACTTCAAGTCATTAAACCACTCAGGTCTATTGTCTTTGGCTTTCTTCCGGTTCCCCTTATAGTCAGGGAACAGGTCCAATCGAAAGTTGTCAAGACCACCAATGGCCATGACGTAGTCTGTAGTAAACAAGCTGTTAAGAACATCATCTACGAGTTCTTGGAACTTCTTCTTTCCGTCTTCTAGTGTTTCACTTTTCCATATAGCCATGTATACTAATACATCACCATCAATGATAGCCATAGTCATAGTAATTCTCCTTTAATTAAGGGTAGACCTTGGTCATTATTCCGCCCCATTTTTATCCTTATTTTTATCGCTTACCATTTAATTTTCTGTCCTTCAATTTGTTAAACCCGTGTTTCATAACCTCCTCCAGAGTGTAGCCCCTAGAGCGAGCAATCATCGTTAGATACCACAGGACATCGGACAACTCGTCTACTATCTCTACGGTCTTCTTTTCGCCGTTACGCACCTCCTTAGTGCGCTCAGACATCACCTCACCAACCTCTGAAGCGAAGCCTGTGAACAAGGTTTCTTGCGTAGTTCCTCGTTCATAGAATTGAGAGACGAGGTGTGTGTATACTTTAGTTTGCATAGTATGCTCCTTCAGGTGAGTTCATCGCAGCAACGATATCTTTAAGTTGTTGATTAGACATTTCAATTAAGTCGTAGACTTCCATGTCCTCGCTCCATTGGCGAAAGAACACAGACTCAGCATCAATAATAACCTCTACATCGTTACATTTACCCTCTTGGTCAAGGGTGGTGATAATAGTATCTTCTGGCATGTGTTCTACAGTAAACATTAAAAGGGTACCTCTCCGTTTTCATCTCTTGGGTCATTAAAATAACCCTTTTCCATAGTAGGGTCTTTTGGTTTAGGTTCTTCTTTTTCGACCTTTTCCACTATACCCATCTCTCTTAAGAATAGTTCTAGCTCACTTACCATTTACGAACCTTCCAGTAAGCCCAGCAGCGCATACAATGACCTTCACCACAGAAAGCATCCACAAATAGGCTTAGATTACGTTTGCCATTACGCTTGGCCTCGTGTTGACGGGCCGAGAAAGTCTGGCCGATTGCGCCACCTAACAGAACGTTAAGCAGCATTGATAGTGCGATTCCAACTCTGTATAGATAACTAGTCATAATTAATCTTCCTTTTGCATGTCTGTTAAAGCTTGGTCGTAACCAGCTATGAAACCTTCTTCGTACTTGTCTTGGCACTTCTCAGAGTAGCCTATGTCATAACCTTCTTCTTCACCGAAGATTTGGCCTTCACAATAGGATTCTTCCCGCCCATCAAAGTCGCCATCTACGTAACCAGCCTCAAAGCCGTTTTGGTATTGCAGCTCAGCCTCTGTAGTGTAATCAGAAGTCGCTTCAGTGATACAATTAACCTCTAAGTCTTCAAGAAGTAAGCGTAGTGTACGTGTTACTTGAATGTTTTCAAACGTAAGCTCTGTGTAAAGCTTGTCGAATTGAAGTTCGATTGCGGTGCTAATTGAAATAGTTGCGCTCATAGTGTATCTCCAATGATGTCTAGGTAGTGGATAAGGTCTAAGTCTTCTACTTGTTTACCGTCTGAGTATTCACCTTCGAACTCCATGTCAACACCGAGGATATCCCCTCCAGTCATGTCATAGAGAACCATAGCAAGTTCTTCAGCGTCTTTTACAGGGACGTCTACTTCGATGAAGGCAACACCCTCATCACTTTCGAACCAGCCTGATACTGTGATATCTTGATAAGACATTATAGTTCTCCTATTTATTTTTATTCTTTGCTTTTAAGTACATTACTAAGAAAAACCACCATACTGGGAATGTCATAGCAGCAATAACAATCCCCTGTGCGATTAGATATGGTATCCACCAGTTAAGGTCTGGCATCCTATAGCTCGCTTCGTGTTGTGAAGTATTGCTGAGTCGCTTGAACGTAAGTCCAGCTGTTTAGGTGGGGTACTTCGTCCTTGTGGACACGTACCATAGCCCCAACAATATACACGCCCCCATCATAGTACTTGAGTGTACAAGGTTGGCGAGTATCGCCCGGTATTGACAAAACGCTGTCTTGGGCATTAACATAACCAGAAGGCTCTACGATGTCATAGAAGTCCTTTTCGTTAACGATATAGGATGGCTCCATTAAACCTTCATAAGAACCGATGCACAGAACTATAGTGCCTTGCATCTTACCTAGGGCACGTTGAGTGTCCATCAAGCGGAGGAACTTAGCGGTCTCGTGTACATTTGTGTTGTTGTCGATTGAGAAGCAGATTTTATTGAGTTGCATATCTTTATTTCCTTTTTCGATTTCTTTACTAAGTTTGTTTGCCATCATCGCTGAGTACGATGGCATTGGGCTTGCTGGACCTCTAGTGGGTCTAGTTCCCATAGCGGGTTTCCTTCACACGGTGGCAATTAGCGCACATGACTTGGCACTTAGCAATCTCTAGTTTTATTTTGTCAATATGCCATGAAGAACTCACTGCTCTTCTACCATATCCTCCTTTAAAACATACGTCCTTTGACCACTTGCTACTAGGGTCTACGTGGTCGAAGTCTAACGCAGCGGGGTGTTCATTATACCCACATACGACACAACCAACTTCCAACTTTTTCAAGTTTATGAAATCTTGGTTAGACTTTGATTGGGAGCGTCTTCTCTGGTTGTCACAGTCCTTACAGTAGGGTGTGTGTCCAGTTTTGTAGTTTTTATGAGAGTGGTACGCACTCAAAGGTTTCGTAAGTTTACATCTAATGCACTCCCACATAGTATTCCCCTTCTTTCTTATAATAGCGCTCATAGATATTCACCAACCCTTGTTTCTCTGGATGGCGGCGAATCCATAAACCAGTGTCTGGCATGAACTCTTTTCTAAAGTAGCCATCTAACTTGCGATAACCAGTTCCTTGCTCTAAGTTGACCTGCTTACACAAGTCATCGAACTCATCATCTGACATAATGCTGTCGTTCTCATACTCATAAGCGTAGGCGGCAACGGACAATCGTATCCGTAACCTCCGTTCTTTTGTTTCTGCTGGTCTATACTTAACAAGGGTACTGGCCATTAGTCTACGATTAACTCAACGTAGGCGTCTTGGTGGTAGTCACCGTCTTCAGACCAATCCCATTCAGAAAGACCTTCTTCGTGAAGCTTTAGAGCCTCCTCTTCAGAAGCAGCCTTAACCATGTAGCACGACTGAATGTTCATTGTTTCGTATACAGCGTATAGTTTTTGATTAGTGGACGTCATAGTAATCTTCTCCAATGTTACAATCTCCGCATGTCATAATGTCTACACCCAAAGCTTTAGGTGCTTCTTCAAAACAGCGCATGATGATTTCTCTAGCTTGTTCTGCTTGGTCCTCACGAACTTCGTAAGTAACCTCGTCATGGTAGAATAGTAGTATGCTTTGGTCAAGACCAGCCTTGGCTAGTTCTTCCTCAACCATGATGATAGTATACTTCATGACAACAGCTTCAGCACCTTGAATAAGGTAGTTAAGTGCTTTGTGTTGTGACTCAGTATAAATAGGTCTGTCATCTAGGCCAGGAATGAATCCTTGTTGGTCTACGATGTTCTTAACCTTATCAATCAACGAACCCAGAGCAGGGAACGCAGCAGTGAACTTCTTCTTTAGTTTGTTACCCTCTCTGTCACTGACACCAAGGATAGAACCAAGCTTCTTACCACCTGCACCATAGAGATAGGCAAAGATAAAGGGCTTAGCATCGTTACGGGAACAACCGAGAATGTCTGCGTTCTTCTGGTGAATATCACCTTCAAGAACTTCTCGTGTATAGTTGTCGTCTCCCATGAAGTGAGCTAGTAGTCTAAGCTGACAACCAGCAGAGTCTGCACTAACAAGTTTATATCCTGGACGAGCTATGAATAGCTTTCTAATTTCAGGGCCGAGTACCGCTTTACCAGAAGGCAAGTTAGCGATAATCTTGTGTGTCTGACGGAACGTAGGGGTTCCAACATTAAACACATCACCGTGTAGTCTTGAGTCTTCATCGATATGCGGGAACCAGCCCTTCATAACAGAATAACGACTACGTAGAGTATAGTACTCAGACAGAACTTCGCCTACCCTTCCGAGTGGTGCCAAGGAACTGTCGGACAACTTTGCTGAGACTTTGACAAACTGTCCATCGATTTTCTTCCAGTTCCATTCGTCTGGTTTCCATCCAATAGTGTAAAGATACTCTTTGACAGTATTTGTGTTACCGACATCACCACCCACAAACTCAATGCGGCAATAAGGGCCATCGACTGGGAGTTCTCTTGGAGTATCGATGCCAATGTTACTGTCAGCAGGGATGCCAAACCAACGCTTAGTGTGACTATCGAGTTTGCCTGCCTTTGTAAACTTCGGCGACTTTGGTGGTATTTCCGTTGGTATTCCATCAGCTATTTCCTTTCTAGCCTTTACTACAGAACCATCAGGAGAAGACACCATCTGACCCAGTAGGCCATTAATGTAAATCTCGTGAGAGTTCATTCTTTGTTCAAGAGTGTTCATCAAAGCTTCAGCTTCTTCTTTGTCGAAGAGCCAGCCGTTCTGACACTGCTTAACCATGATACGGTCCATTTCCATCTCAGAGCGCAAGGCCCGTAGAATAGACTTAGAACCGAAGTGGTCAATAGCTACTTTGGTTTCCCGCATTAGCTCTTTGTATACTCGTGTACCAAGACGAACATCTTGTTGCATGTACACAAACATATCTTCATTGTACTCCTCAAAGCCACCTGAGTAGTCTCCCTTCTGGTCTCCGAAGAAGTTACCCCACTGTTTAAGCGAGTGTCCGAAGCCAAAGCGAGTGTAGCACAGAACCTGAGACATAACCTTAGTACACTGTACTGAGGCTTTAGGTTCCCAAGGTTTATTGAAGTACTTCTTAGATAGGATGTTAAGAGCAGGGATGTCGTAGCCAAAGGCGTTATGGGCTACAATAACTTTTGCTTTATCTAACAGGTCGAGGAACTCTTGTAGTTCATTTTCTCTGAACCAGTACTCCTTTCCCGTGTCTACGTCTTTAGCGCCACTACAGTGGAACTTCGTTAGGCCGGGTAACAGGTTGTTACCTTCAATGTCAAAAACTAATTTCACAAGTGGTCTCCTTTTCTTATTGTATCAACAGTGTGACAGTTCATACACAGAACCTCACATTTTCTAACTTCTTTTCTTATTCTGTCCAAGGACCAGCAATACAGTATTGCACTTCTGGATTTTCCTTGGTACTCCTTCTGGTTGGACCACTTGGTGGAACGGTCTTTATGGGAAAGACACAAGGCTTCCGGGTGTTCTTTATACCCACAATGCGCACAACCACAACTAACCTTATACCTTTGGACTATGGCTTTGTGTTTACCAGTCCTTATAGCTTTGAGTCTTTTTGCACAAGGTTTGCAGTAAGTTGTACGATTACTAAAGTTCACCAAGGGTTGTTCAACCCCACAAGAACTACAAGTCTTCATTTTAGTTTCCTAGCTTATTAGTTATGGGTTTCTAGTTATTCTTCGTAAGTCTTAAATACCATCTCAGCTTCTGCGTCTCGAAAGACCTCATAGGCTTCAGAGGCTTTAAGTACAGCAGTGCCGATAGAATACAAAGGGTGTATCTTACGGTACGACATAGCCATTTCACGGATTTGTTTAGCTTCAAGTGAGTTAATCAAAGTAGTTTCCTTCTACAAAATCAGGATATTCATCAGGGTTCTTGTAGCATAAAGCCCATAGTGCTTCAAACTTATCGTCACAGTTAAACGCTTCGTGGTTGCCCCAGAGACGCTTAGTGTAAGATTCATACATCTTGTCGATGTCATACTGAGAGTATTCATCAGGTATTAAGCTGCCTTTAACGGCGTAGAACACTCTATTAGCTTCCTTGAAGTCAACCATGTTATGCTCCTTTGACAGTGTTAACTAACCTCGTTGCGTACCATTCAATTTTCTTAGCGTCTTGTTCCATCGCATCTTTCTTACCAACACGAAGGGTGTACTTGAGGATTTGACCTACAAGGTGTGCCTCTACGCCACTTAGGTGAGCAAGAGCCTTGTCGCATAGGTCCATATACTCGATACCGTTAGGGTATGCAGAGTAGTCTTCTTTGGAGAAGAGTTTGTAGTGTTTAGGGTTGATAATAGCTTCCTGTAGTGCTGCCTCCATATCAGAGAAGTCACCGTGGAAGTCTGGTGCAGTTATTTGGTCTTCCTCAGATAGTTGGTATTGTTCACGCATAAAGTCTCCGTATCCTTGTTGTGCCTCAACATCGTCAAGGTCAATTACATCCATGCCATCTGCTTCTTGAGCGATACGGCCCAGTACTCTATTTTTAAAGAACGCTTCTTCGTCTGCTTCAGACTCTTCGTTATAGCGCAAGTTGATAAGATGCTCTGACCACCACTGAATACCTTGCATGTTGATGAGGTAATTAAGCGCATTAGTAGACTCATCTTTTACTACGATTTCGCAGTTACCCATTGTCTTGCCATCGTGGAACAGGTCAATGGCCTCTTGCCAGTTGGTTGTTTCTGAGTTACAGACATAGCCGAAGTTGCCTTGAACATTGATTGTGTAAGTGTAATTTGTCATATTAGTAAGCTCCGATGATTGGGGTTTTATTAAGGCCAAGACGCAACACAGCGTACTCAGCAGTATCTATAGGTTCTTCAGTATCCTTTACAACGAAGGAAGAATACTTATAAGGGTTGTAGGTTATTACCCGTGGTACTGTAGTGGTGTCTACTGCTTCTACAACATAACCAACTACAAAGGCATGGACATTCTTAGTCTTGTCATTAAGCACCTTCTCACGCCCTGCCTGTCTTACAACAAACTTTGGTGACTTTAGCACTACTGATTCGACATGACCTATAACTTTTCCATAGGTGTCTTTTTCACGGGATTGTAGTGAGAAGATGTTCTTGTGTAGGTTGAAGTAAGCTGCTACTCTCATTAGTAGTACTCCCGTACTGCATCTAGTGCATCATAGAGAGCATAATGCTTCTCTGTAGCCATTGCTTCGTAGAATGGGTGGATAAAGTCACCTTCGTTAGCCCACAAGATAATAATCTTATTCTTCATGTGAGCAAACATTAGTTCCATAGATGTACCAGTACCGCGGCCAGAGTCACGGCGAACATCAGCTAACACAACACGGCTATCAGCGATGTCATGTAGGTCTTGCTTAAAGATACGTTTACAGACGTTCATAGTCTTGGTTACATCCTGCAGGTTGTCTCCAAGTTGGTCGTGAAAGCTAACACGACGGGTTGGGTCTAAACAAGTTATGTCAGACATGTTGAGGAAATCGATAGAGCGTAAGCGCCAGCTTGTCATTGCTTCAGTTGAACAATCTTCCATTGGTCCTGCTAAATATACTTGATTTTTCATATTGCTACTTTCTCTTCTGTTACAGTCACTTTATAAACTTCAGCACAGTCATCATCATAGGCATGAAGGGCTAGGTTTCTACACTCATCGCAAGTACCCTCGTGTTGAAGGTCACCATCAAAGTATAGCTCGTAGTAAGTTTCACGTACTTCCATAATAGTCTCCAATTTGATAAAAAAGGCCACCCCCGAAGGGATGACCGATTGATTCGATTCTTGTTTTTAGAAGTCAAGGTCATCCTCGATGTCGCCACCGAGCATGTCAGCATCAACGTCTTGGTTGTCTGCTACTTTGTTTACTTTGAATTCTACAGGAGCGAAGCCACCTTGTTTTGGTGCTGGCTTGTACTCGTTAAGTGTTGTAATCTGTACACCCATCAGCATAGAAGCAATGCCTTCTTTGCCTGATACATTGTACTCGTACTGGAATACAGAGAGGTTAGCGATAGAGCCGTTGCCGATGCTGGAAGGGTCAACAGGTGACAAGTCACCAGCAACAACGTTTACAGGTGCCATGTCGGAACCATCACGTTTTTTAGACTTCTTCTTAAGGTTAGAACGATAGAATACACCATCGTCGTTCTCATCTGGAGTAACACGAAGGTTTTGGTCTTTCCAAGACTTAGCCACAGCCTTGTCTTTAGTACGAATCTGAACTTCCCATGTTGGGTTCTCTTTGTCGAAGCGAGAGTTAGGGTTTGCTGGGTCGAGCTTAGCAAAGAAAAGTTCAACGTTAGACAGAATGATTGTGTTGTTAGCCATGATATTTCTTCCTTTTGGGATATATTTGAGATTTGTTTTGTGTGTGTTTGGACTATTATTAGTCATTATTCCGCCCTATTTTGGGCCTTGTTTTAATCGACGAAATTCCACTCGCCGAGGTCTACCATGTAGAGTTCTGCATAGAACTCGTCGTCAGTCATAGGGTGAACCATAACCTTAATTACTTCTACCATGCCGTCTGCATCGTAGTCGAGACCGATAATCTTTACGGTATCAATGGTGTCGCCGAACTTTACTTTACGGTATGCTTTAGGCAAAGGCGAAGTCGGATTGGATGATTTCTGAGACATCAAGATTTCCTTTAGTTGGAATTAAGTGTGTGGATTGCATCTGTTCAAAGATGTGTTCCAAGGGGTTCTTGTCGTATAGCTCTACAAAGTGCCTACGCACATCATAGAAAGCCTGTTCCATGTTACCCGCGTGACAACCGAAGGAGTCATGCACAACAGTAACAGGGTAGTCTGTATCGTGGATAAACATAGACAAGTGTACTGCATCTAAGCTATGAACGATATTAGGCGGTGCTGACTGTGTTTGTTTGTCTTTATTAAGTGTAGCGTTTTCCCACAGAGTAAACTCTAGTTCCATACGTACACCGTTGTGCTTTAGCTTAACAGTCTTATTAACACCCTTACGATAGGCATGAACAAAAGGTAGACCCGTAGTTATCTGGCGGAATGCGATAGGCTTGCCTGTAAAGACTTCACCATCTTCGTCGTGCCATTCACGGTTATTCTCATGTTCACCTAGAGACTCAAACATGCGCAGCATCTTAGCTGGTCCTTCGAGTTCCCTATAGCAAGTCTCGTAAATCATGTCGCCAAGGTAGGCAGACCACGACTTGTGCTTATCTCGTAAGTAGGTTGAGATGTCGCGTGTATCATCGTGTACTTGTTCTACCATGCCGTACTTAACAGCACCGTAGCCAAGAGTCATAACAGGGCGCTTAACAGTCTTGCGCCATATCTTAGGTTTTTTAATGTTGTACCAGTAGAGCGGTGCAAACTTCTTTAGAGCGTCTCGTTTAGCATTACCGAAAGCACTGCGCCTTTGGATAGCCTGAGAGAACAACTCTGAACGAGCGTTAACAGAGTGCTTATTCACTGATTGTTCTAGCACTACGAAGTCATCATATAGCTCTTTAAAGGCTTCAGCATTGCCTTCTTCTTCTAAAAGCTTCTCTGCATCCTCTTTAACTTGTTCAATTACTTTGTCTGCAATAAACATGTATACATCACCTGGAAGGTCTTGTGGGACTAAGTTAACCAGCGGTGCTACAAGTTCATCTTTAGACATAGCTACTAGGTGTTGAACACCGTTGTTAGAGCCATCGATGTACACAGGTAGGCAGGATGGAAAGTCTTCTGTGTCGTTACCTTCACCAACCCAGTCCTGTAGTAGTTTTAGTTCGTTACAACATGCAAGGAAACAGAAAGGTTTGTCTGCATCCATCCAGTCGTCATTAGCAATAGGGTCATTAACATAACTTATAATCTTATCAAAGTTGTCTTGAACCCAAGTAGCACGGTCATCAAGGGAGACTTTATCGTTGCCCCACATGTTAGCCGTATGCACGGATAGCCAGTAGTAACCGTTAGCCCCTAGAGGTACGGGCGCGTCGAGCAGTAGAAGCCCTTTGGCGTTGTCTGAGGATTGTTCATGTAGAAACGCAGTATTAGGGTAAATGCGACCACGAAAGTCAACATTATACAGATGATAGAAAGCATTATTTAAGTTCCTTTCAGCTAACTTTTCGATAGCTCTTGCTTCGATTTCTAGTGATGCGCGTTTAGTAGGGTCTACTTCTTTCTTAAACTTAAAAGGTGTCTTATTAGAAGTTAAGAAAGTGCATTGTTTAAAGACATCAAACACAAAAGGATTGATACTCCAACCTGTCTTGTTTAGCTTGTTTAAAGTTTCAATTAAGTACTCAGTGCCACCTTGTTTACAAGCTGCTATAGCATCTTCATGAGGTGCTTTCTTAATGAGAGCATAGCCGCTCTCGTGGTAGAACTTACCTACAACCCAGTCAGCTGGAGCTACAGGTGCAGGGAACATTTCAGTGCTGTCATCTTCAATAGATTCCATAACACTGTTTAAGGCTTCAGCATCTTCAACCCGAACATGGTAAGAGGAATGTTTACTTAGTTTTCCGTTCTTCTTCTTTTTACGCTTCTTAACGATTGATACGATACCGGTGTCGATGTAGGCTAAGAAGATGAACCAACCAAGGTGGATTGAGTCTAACTCGTTAAACCGTAGTTTATATTTTCTATTTATACTATTGCCAACAGACACTAGAATGTTTGTTAATTCAGACATAACCTCGATTTTAGTAAGGATATGTCCGTAAGTAAAGCTTATCATTTCTTGTGGGTCTTTGTCAAACAAAGGCCAAGGGGTGTTACGCTTGTCAGGTTTTTCACCCTTTAAGTCTAATAGATAACCTTGTCGTTCTTTAATGTTATCACAGAGAGTTTCCATTGCATTCATAAATCATTCCTTGTAGTTGTGGACAAGGTGCCTTAGCACTCCACGGGGATTAAGGATTGTATAACTATTTATTTCTCTGTCAAGTACCCTGTGAAATAGAGTACAACAACAGTAGTTATAAATAGCGTAATCATATTAGTTCCTTTAAAAAAAAAAATAGGTTAAATAAAAAGCCCCACCACCCCGAAGGGCAGCAGGGCGATTGAGGTTACTTAGTCTTTGAGAAGCCCTTACGCGCAACCAAAGAAACAAGATAGCGTCCACGAGGGGTCTTTGTTGAGTAGTTAGTTACACGACCAGAGCCATCCAACCAAGTCTGTTGTACAGAGTTAGAACCTTGTACGTATGTGAAAGCTGCGGAAGTTGTTGCGTGTGTGATTGTAGTTTTCATTTGATAGTCTCCATATGGGGATTCAGAGCAGTATTGCTCTATGATGCAGCCCCCGAAGGGCTACACTTTAGAGCATTAATCGTTAGTTACGTCTTGGTAAGTATGACCCCATTTGGCGTCAATTGCTTTAACAAGTTCAGCGAAGCTAATCTCTTTGCGGAATGCTTCTGTTTTGCGGTATGCTTTGATTTCTGTTTTAGTCATTTGTAACTTCCTTTGCTTTTGGTGTACCGAGTAGAAGTAGCAATACAATGCCACCGATAGGAAAGATGATAATGCTTAGAATAGCCCAAGCCATACCGTTACGGTTACGCTTTTCAGCCATAGTATAAATCAACCAGCCTAGTAGACCCCAGACGATTAGTACAATAAGAATTTCCATGATAGTTCTCCGATATGTTTTGAAAAATAGGTTTAGACGTTAGAGCCGCCAAAGACTTTTAAACAGTTATTTAGCATAACCATGCCAAAGACTGTTGGTTTAATTTTTGGGTTATCGTAGGCAAGATGGACAGTCTTAATAGCAAAGTCCATAATAGTGGGTTGGTCAGCTGCAGTTTCAACAACAACAATTACTGCATTATGACGAGACAATCCTTTGTCACGAGCTTCTGCGATATTGTGAGCCATTGAAGATAGTAAAGTACAGAGCGGGACTGGTTGAGCAGCCTGTGCTGTTGTTACGGTCATGGCGATTGCTGCTGCTGCGATGATTGATTTAAACATGATATGTCCTTTCAGAGACTTTGATTTCTTCGTCATAGAGGGGGAGTTCTTCTCAGTTATTAGAAGCTAAAGCCAATAGCGGCAGTGCCTACTGTACGTCCGTGTGAGTCGTGTGTTACACCTAGGTTGATGTTAGTGTTACGACCAGTTTCAACAGCGACAACAAAGCTGATTTCTTTGACGCTACCTACTGCAATACCAAAGCCAATGCCGTTTCCGCCAGTTGCATACAATGCGCTAAGCATAGAGATACCTGACACACCGTCAAGACCTGTATCACCCTTTGCGCCTGTATCACCTTTAGCACCGTTAGTACCGTTAGTACCAGCAACACCTTTAGCGCCTACAATAGACTTACCTTCGGCACCTGTGTCGCCTTTGTCACCCTTAGCACCGTTAGTACCGTCTTTACCGTCAAGACCATTGACACCAGCAGCACCAGCAGCACCGTCATTACCATTAACACCATCAATGCCATCCGTACCATCTAAACCGTCCTTACCGTTAGTGCCATTAGTACCGTTAGTACCAGCAGCGATGTTTACTCCAGTGACCTTATCACGTTTGGTGCCGCCATCCATGTCTTCTGAATGTAGAACCAAGTAGCCGTCTGAGTTTACTGTAGCATCAACCACACGGTGGTCTTCTTGGTCTACACGCTCGATTTCTGCAGCGTTGGTTTGAATCATAGCGCCTTGGCCTTTATGTATTAGTCCGTTTGCTTTATGGTTATGGTTAATCTTGTCGTTAAGGGTGGTAGACGCATCGTCAAGTTCAGCTTGTGTAGCCATGTCAAGTGAATCGTTAATGTCATTTGCGAAGATGATGCCGTTGTCTTTATTGATTACAGTGTGTTTACCGTTGTTTCCTGCAGGTTTTGCAAGTAGCATAGTATCCATAGAAACGCTGTTTGCGAATGCTGTTGTTGAAGTCAGAGCGATTACTGTTGCTGCGATAAGAGTTTTCATAGAATGTCCTTTCAGAGACTTTTGTTTTCTTCGTTATAGAGGGTGGGATTACCCCAGTTTAATGCATGATTTTACGGCATTCACAGTAACGAATTTTCCGTATTTATTAGTGTAGACTATTGCCATGTGGTGTTCCATTTTCTCTTCTTGGAAAGAGTTGAAGACACTGAACCCGTCTTCCGAGAAGGACCATGTGTTGTCTACAGCACTCTCCGGTATTTCGAGTACCTTCGGGCGAGTACTCAAGTAGTATTCTTTTGCATCTCCGTGAACGCTTTGGCCACCAATCGCAACTCTAAAGTCTTCAAGAGAGCATACGATTGTTTCTGAAGCCATAGCTGCTGTTGATGTAAGCGCGATGATTGCTGCTGTGATGATAGTTTTCATTGTGTTCTCCAATTTATTTATAAGGTGTTTCGTTAGTATAAAACAGGTGATTACCTATCTTACCGTCGTAGTCGTAGTGTTTAGTCCAGAAAGGTGAGACCTCCACAGAGTGGTAGTGTGTGGCTGTTAGGCCCAGTTGGTTAGTACTACCATCCAATACGTCGGAGGCTAGCTCTTTGATGCCCTTCCATGCCTGTCTGTCTAAGTATGACATGCGGGTTGGGTCATCGTGGATACCGTCGTGAGTCCAAGAGAATTGGTTCTTCTCCCAGACTACTTCACAAACAGTGTCAGGATAGCGGTTGTCTGCTACCCTGTTAAGTGTTACTTCAGCCACAGCGAGTTGGCCATCAGTAGTCTCATGACGTGCTTCAAAGAACACGTTCAGTGCCAAGCACATTGTTGCTGTCATAACCATTGGTATCCTCCATTCAAGGTTTGTTTAAGTTCTTCTAGATAAGTTTCGACTGTTTCAGAGTACCGGACTTCAATACCCTCTTCACCTTCATCGTTTAGTTCAGCTTCTTCTCTAGCCCAACCTAGTATGGTTGAGAAGGTCAGTTGTAGTAGTTCTTGTTCGCTCATTAGTATTCTCCGATGATATCGTTTATATAAGCGACATCTTGCCAGAACGCAGAACAGAGGTTTTCTGTTGCTTGAGCGATTAGAGTAGGGCAAGGTATCTTTTTGTTACTATCTTCGTCATAGTAGTGGAACCCCCGGTACTCAGGGTCTTGATATTGTTCCATGTCTTTATAGCCTTCTTCATCTGTAAACAAATGGAAAGAGCCGTTTTCATAAAGCCTAGCATAAATGTCTAGGCCAGCTACTTCAGTCATTACCTCAGTCATTTTGATACTCCGTGTTTCTTTTCGATGTAAGCAACAACTTGCTTCACTGTGATTTCGCTTTTAAGTGGTTTGACGACAGCTTTACCTTCTGGACCTTTAATACGAACTTCTTTAACGATACAGTTCTTTAGGTCAATATCGCCATCATCATCTTCCCACGCTGTAATAGCGTAGACAGGTTTCTGGCACCACATTACAAGACGGTCAAACAAGATAGACTGTCCTTTTGTGATAGGTGTTCCTTTACGCTTAACTTCGATAAGGACTAACGCACGGCCTTTAACGTCGTAAGCAGCATCAATGTCAGTGAAGCCACCAACACTTGAACAGCCTTGAAAGATAATAGCGCGGTTAAAGTGAGCACGATTGCGGATTACTTGAGTGTCGGTTGATTTTGTTACGTGTGTCATAGTGTTCTCCATTTAAGGTTTATTTGGTTTTTAGTGGGTTTAAGTACCATACAGCTTTCATGCCATAGATTACGATAGTAAAAGTCATTAGACCAGGGTAAATAAAGTCAATCATAGTGTTCTCCATTTAAGGTTGTGGTTTAGTTGTTTCGTCTTTAGTGTTTTTTGTTTTATTGATAAACATAACAATAACTATGATTAGGTCTGAAGCAAAGAAGCCAAACTGTACAGCTGTAGCACTGCCGTATAGTACTGCGAATGTTATAGTAGCAGCACCTAAGTGGTTAACAGGTTTACAGAAAAGCATTATGTCTGAGCCAACTTTTTGGTTGATAAGTGTACCAATCATGCCCCTCCCTAAGAAGCCCATGAATAAGTAAATAAAGATAGAGGTTTCCATTGTGTTCTCCAATTCAGGTTTTAATTATACTAGGTGAACAGTAGCTACCTCAACGAAGCAGCTAGCGCGGTTTTCAAAGTAGTCACGGGGAAGCACCCACTCAGCAAACGTGCCGTGGATAGCGTCTCCCTCACATACACCACGGTATGCGTTGAAGTGAGCTGGAAGTTCATCCATCTCGATTTCTACTACAGCACCTTTAGAGTACTTAGCAGCGTTGTCGAAAGAGTCAGTCCAGTGAGTTAAGTCACGAGTCTGTGTGTCAAGAGCTAATTCGTTTGCTTCACGAATTGTAGTGCCTCTGTAGAATTTAAACATTGTGTTCTCCATTTGGTTTATTTGTGTGTGTCGTAAGTAGCGATTAGTAGTAGGGCGATAAAGCCAAGTCCAACAAGTAATAACATAATTATGCTTTCTTAACTGTAGGGATTAGTTTGCCGAGTAGAGTAATCCACTCGATTAGGAATATTCCGATGATAGTTGCAACACCTAGTTTTGTGTCAGTGAGCATCATCATTATGCAACAGGGTATACCGATGATGATGTGTGGTCGGTGTAGTATGTCTGAGTTGATTACCCACTGTAACATGAATGCAATGACTGTTCGTATGATAGCACCTGCGAATAGGGCAGTTAAAGCTGCTGTAAAGATTTCCATTGTGTTCTCCATTTAGGTTGTGGGACAAAGCCCGTACAATTGATATGGGAGTGCCATTACAGCACCCCCTGTTGATTTAGTCTCCCATTACTGCGCTAGTGACACAGGATGCGTAGTAGCCAGCAGTGCCGATGACTGGTGCTACCAATACACTTGATGCGGCGATTGCGGGGAGGGTAGAGCCAGTGAGTATTGCGCCGGAAGTAGCGCCTGAGAGTCCCACTACACCAGCTGCACCGACTAGCGGGGCTGCGGCAACTGTAGTGATTCCGATGACTACTGCTGAGACTGCGCCCACCCCGAAGCCAACGAATAAATCCGTAGTTGTACAGGTAGACTCGACAGGTGTGAGAGTGTATTGTACTTCGTCAGCTTGTGCGGTAGAGGCGAATAGTACTAGTGCGATTGTTGCGATGATATTTTTCATTGTGTTCTCCATTTAGGTTTCTTCATTATAGAGGGGCAGTTTTCCCCACTTTTTTAAGCAAAATAGGCGCAGATTTGGTAAAAAAGGCCACCCCGAAGGATGACCATTTTGTTACTTTTTCTTCCACGATTTTCGATTTTTATTATTCTCAGACCGTGTAGCTGGTTTTAAATTAGACGGTCGATTGTCTGACCGTTTTCTGTTTTTGTGGTCCAGCTCTTTTTTACCCACAGATTTTCCTGTAGACATTTCTTTCACAATGCGATGTACATACACTGCCTTGCCATCGATGCGGACTGTCTTGTATCCGTCACCGTGATTAGTACCTGCTTCAGACCCCGCAGATTTTCGGCCACGAGATTCTTTCCAGTATAGTTTTCCACCCTTGCGAGTAAATAATTTATTCCACTTCTGCATAGTAGCTCCTTGATGTTTCTTCATTATAGAGGGGCAGTTTTCCCCACTTTTTGTACGGGCTTTGTGCAGGACAGGCCACCCCCGAAGGGATGACCATAGTTTGTTTTAGCGTTTGTAGTTGTTTTCTTTGTTCTGCATGTTAACACCACCAGCAATTTGAGGCATCATCTTGACAATCTCTTGACGAGTTTGACGTGATACATCACCTTGTACATTGATGTTGAATGACTGAGTTGAACGGCCAGAACCGTTGTTGTTCATACGAGACACATCGTTCTTAGACAGAACAACTTCACCTGGCATCAACATAGCAGGAACAGAGTCCTTGCCAGCCTGTGAACCAGGAATGTTAGGCACAATACCGCCTTGAGAGAACCCAAGGAAAGAACCAATGCCTGAAAGGAAGCCACCCCCGCCGCCGCCTCCGAAAAGACCACCGATGCCACCCATTATACCGGATAGAGAACTACCTAGACTACCAAAGATACTGCTTAGACCGCCACTGAAACCAGAGAAGATACCAGAAATGCTGCCACCTTCACCGAAGAGACCACCCATCCACTCTTTAGCGCCATCAAAGACACCGCTCATGGCTTTTGTTGATTTATCTTCACCAGCAGCTTCACCTTCTTTACCGCCTCCGAAGAGACCTTGTAAGAAGCCACCGGATTTTTCACCAGCTTCGTTAGTACCTTGGTTGAAGTCAAAGAGCTTACCGAAGTCAAGGTTTTGTGTAAGACCTTCAGCTAAACCATCACTAAAGTTATTAATGATAGAAGAAGTAACTGTATCAAGCAAGCTTCCTAGAACGTCTTTCCAGTCACCGCCGTGTAGTACGGCAGAGATAGCACCTGAAAGTGTAGCGTTAAAGTTAGCTTCTAAGTCGTCGATTCCTTCGAGACGAAGCTTCTTAGCCTTATTGCTTTTGTCTTCTTCAACTAAAGCTTTAACATTCTCCTGTTGAGCCTCTGTTAGACCTGACATAGTTTCGTCTAGCTTACCAAGTCGCTCTTGTACAGAAATAATTTCTAAAGCTAGCTTAGTATCGCCACGAGAAAAAGAGTCACGGATTTCCTGTTGTGCAGTACCAACCAGACCCCCTTTGGCAAACTTAGGAAGTACACCCTGGTTGAGTAGGTCCAGTTTGTTCTTACCCAGTTTACTAACAGCAGAAGCCTTGATTACGTACTCGCCGTTAGACAACATCGCAGGGATGTCATCAGAGGTACCAGTACCCGCACCAGAGACATAGCCGCCTGTGGCGAAGTTCTTCGCACGTTCGAGGTATTCTACATCTGTCTCACCAGTTTGTTGTGCGTATTGGTTGTAGCCAATGCCACTAAGTGCACCCGTGTCCTCGCCTGAGCTAAAGAAGCTACTTATAGATTTTAGCTTACCTGCTAAAAAGTCCCAAGCCATGCTGAAACCATCTTTCATAGCGTTGCCAATAGTGGAAGGCAAAGTAAGCACGAATGTCTTAAAGGTATCGATAGCCCCGAAGAACATGTCTTTAATCTTCTGCATAAGCTCTGGGTTGTTTAGAACATCCAAAAGGCCACCAAGAAGGAAGCCACCTGCAGTACCTATAGCGGCACCTAAGGGTCCACCTACAGCTAGTCCTAGTTGAGCACCAAGAGCAGCGCCCCCGATAGCCCCGTCAAGAGCTTCACCTATGCCATTTAGAGATTCATCAGGAATAAGCGCATCGCTAAGTTGTTGAGCTACTAGCCCAGACATAGCTGCGCCAGCGGTTTTACCCAATGCTTTACCTAGTTTAGAAGCAGCGTTAGCTGTCTTAGGGTTAGTTCTTAGTTCCAGAATACCTGTAGACATAGACGTAGCTGCTGCAGCACCAAACCCAGTAATAAGGGCTTTGCCCCCTAATAGTTTACCAAGCGCCAGTGCAAATTTAAAAGCACCTTTAGTTAGTTTAGGTGCAAGAATTAAGGCGACTAAACCCGCAGCGATAGCGCTAGCAGCATTATTAGCAAACTTACTTTCGAAGTCTTCTCCGAAAATACCATCAATAAAACTTGTACCTACTTCTTTAAATACATTTCCCAGACCTTCAAGAATGTTAGCAACAACATCACCGTCACCTGTCATAAGGTTTCTGAAAGTTGTACCAAAGTCTTTAGCAGTTTTACCTACAGCAGCAAGGAAGTCTTGGTTGTTGCCTAGACCACCAACAGCAGCTAGTATACCAGCAGGTATTGCAACGCGCATAGCAGCGCCACGTAGTCCTTTGTTAAAGGCAGCAGCCATACCGAAAGCGATAACTGAAGAGAGTTCAGCCTCATTGTCCTTAAAGAAACTCTTTACATCGTTAATAATCTCTTTAAAGTTTTCTGCAGTAGCTTGGAAAGCCACCTTGGCAGCAACTACGAGAGGTAGACCGGAGATTATTGTTGTTAATTTGTCGTAGCTAGCTTTCATAGTATCTAGAGAAGTATTCCAAGTCTGTTCCATATCAGCTGTTGTAGAAAGGTTGAGCTTAGAACCAATAGTGCTTGTTGTGAAATTATCCCAAGAGGTTGACAAGGTAGCTATTACGTTATCAAATCCGGTTTTAAGCGGTTGGAATATTCTCTCAGAAGCAACAACCGAGAAACCATCTTGGGTCAGGTCTGTCTGTAGCTGTGTCCAGTACGACAGAGCATCTGTTTGAAGAGTCTTGAACAGAGCTACAAGGTTGTCTTTCCAACGTAGCAACTTTCTCTTAGCAGCTTCTAGATGAACGCCCATAGCACCGACGTTGCCGATAGCAGCAGCGCCGCCTTCTTCGTGAGAAGGGTCAAAGATACCAGTCCACCAAGAGTTACCAACAACAGCCTTCCAGAGTCCTTTGAAGATATTTACTATGTTAGTTGCGAAAGTTTGTAGTGTACCATAGATACCTTCAACCCCTGAAGGAAACATCTTACTTAGTAAGTCGTATTTCTCAACAGCGAAGTTTAAAGCTATAGTTACCTTCTGAGCACCAAAATCTTTAACGGTTTTTAGCGCAGTAGAAATGCTTTTGCCTAGGCGTTCACCCAGCCCAGAGGCATCAAAATCAAGACTGAACAAGTCTAGTAGTCCGTGGAAGAAATCTTTTGCGTTTGATTCTACAATCAAGAAAGCCAACTGAGTGTTAAGAACAAATCTTTCTAGATTGTTTGATACAAAGTCGAATGCCTTGGTTATGCCAGAGATAGCACTACGAACAACACGAGACACACCGATAACTTTGTCAAACTCACTGACAGCGAGAGACATAGAGTCGCGCATAACCGTCATTAGCTGGTCTGTGGTAGCGTCCATCTTAGAGAAAGCTGCATCAACCCCTTCGGCACCTTTTGCAAAGGCATCAAAGATTCTTTGTGATGTAAGCTCGCCTTCAGCAGCCATACCTTTTAGCTCACCAACACCTACACCGAATTCTTCAGCGATTAGTCGAGCAGCTACAACGTTGTTCTCTAGAACAGAGTTAAGTTCTTCACCACGTAGAGCGCCAGCAGCAAGACCCTGACCCAACTGGATAGCTGAGTTAGAAATCTCTTCAGCTGTAGCACCACCAACAGCACCCGCTTTAGCGAATGTTTCAGTGAACTTCAAAATCTGTGGAGTTGTCTTATTAAGGTTTTCTAAGCTTAGTGAGAACCGCTGGAACGCTGTTACGTTGCCGCTCATAGAGGTTCTTGTACGCTTGGATATTTCTACAAGTTCTTTAAATGCCGCAGTCTGTTGTGTTGTGTTCTTAGTGACTGTAGCCAGTTTGTTGTTGAAGCTAGTAATAGCATCAGTAGCGCCAGTAATACCTTTGACAATTATCGCTGACCCGAAGGCAGCAGTAAGCCCGATGGCCATTTTCTGGAATGTCTTGGTAATATTGGCTGCTTGTGTTTCTAGGCTTTTTAGAGACTTGCCTGTCTTGCGTATTTCATTCTGGGCTTGCTTCGCATTAGCACGTACCCGAATCTCTACACCGCTCATATGATTCTCCTTATTTAAATAAAAAAGCCCCCAACAGTTAATCCCGCATATTGGGATACCATCAGGGGCAATTTATTAGTTAGGCGTAATTAGTCCGATTCGTGAAAGCGTCTGTTCAATGAAGTACGATGGCGCTTGTTGTGAGTGTCCTTTATTGAGCCTGTCAATATATTCCACTTCGTTATAGATAGTAGCACCTATAAAAGAATTACGAAAGTTTGTGTGAATGGTTCTTCTCCATCCATCACGAGCATTACCTTCATCTACAGGTGTTACTACTCTTAGTTGTTGTGTACCGTACTCTACTAGTGCGGATATCTCTAAGTTAGCTATGTCAGAGATTTCATCTTCAATCCTCTGCATCTCACGCTCAAAGTTTACTATCTCCAAAGATATCTTTGTCATTGCTTTTTCATCCAAGGTGGGGTCCAGTCCTCACCATCGCCGCCCTTAGCCTTGAGCATCATGTCAAGGAATTTACCTTTGGGCAGTGATATGGTAGCAGCTGGAATGTTATCCTTAATCTGCTTAAGGGTGTGGAAGACATCCTCCGGTTTACCTTTATACCCCTGTGCTTGTAACAAGACAGACGCACGTTGGTCATCACGCCAACCATAAGGTCTGCGCTGGAAGTATTGTCCCCACTTAGTGAGTTCTATTTGCGGCATCTCAGCTAATAGCTGGTATACAGGCATCCCTAACAAGAAAGCAATTTCATACAAATTCTCTTCGGAATGAGTTAGTTTCCCTCAGAGCCACCAAGGCCGGATAGGCGCATAATGTGCTCAGAAAGCCCCGTCAATTCTTCGACTGGGAATGTTTCAAAATCTGCATCGGTAAGTTCATCTGCCCCGATAACGGCAATTTTAATGATGTCACAAAGGAGTTTAAGTTGAGCGCCGTCTTTCTTAGACTTGGTCGCTGCTTCGATAGTCTTCTGTAGGCCCATGACCTCACCAACTGTCAACTTCTTTACTTCTACTTTGTCACCCATAAAGTCTACTTTTTCTGTGACTGCTTTTCCAACGAGATGTTTCATTGTTTTAATCCTTAATCTAATTTATCTTTTTCTGAGAATAGGTCAGAGTTGTTTGCTTGAAAGTCATCCAATAACTTGCGGACAGTGTGCAGTACAGAAAGGGTTTCCATAATCTCACGGCCAACAGCTGACTCATTATCAAAGTCTTGGAATCGTTCAAATGATTTTCGAATACTAATATCTACGCTTCTACGCATATGACGGAAGGTCGTACGCATAACAAACGCTTTACTAAATGGTTTGTCCATGTATAATACTTCCTTGTGCCGGAGACCACCCGAAGGTGGCCCCCTAAATAGCTTAGATTGTTGCTGGACCGAAGAAATCGGACTGAGCAGACAAAGTAACAGTTGCAGTAGTTGCATCTGTCAAAGCTGGGTTTACAAGGATAGCTTCAATCTTACCCAAGAAATAGAACTCTGTGTTCTCTGGAGTAAGTGTTGCAGCTGCAGCTTCGTCTTCAGTAACTGCAGAAGCAGCCATCATGAAGCGGAATACACAGTTAGTACCAATAAGGTCGTGAATAGCTGTCATGTCGCCAGCAACGTAGTTCACTGTTACTTCCAAAGATGGAGCGTCAGCTTGACCCTGAACCTGTGAAGAAGTCTTTTGACCGTAAACAGGAACGTTAACGATGTTTGCAGGTGTACCCACTGAAGGGAATTCACGTACAGAAGGCATACGAACGTGGTCTGCATCTGCAGTACCCGGTGTTGTACCTACGAACAGTGCAGCAGCTTCAGCAGCTGTGTCTGTGCTGGCAGGAATCGTGCCTGTGAAAATGTCTAGGTAGGTAAAGATACCTGCGCCTAGTGATGAGATGTGTGCCATTTGTTATTCTCCGTATTTGGTAAATGGAATTATATAGGATGCACTCGAAAGTGCTTTGTTCATGGGGTCTAAACCCTCTACAGTTAAGTAAGAAGTTCCAAGCTTTGTACCGTTTGGTAGTGTTTTGTTGTCCAGAACGATGTCAAGTAAGTCGGCCATAGCCATAAGTCTTCCTTGACCTTCACCACTCTTGGCAAACAATTTTACTGCTATTAGTCCTGTGGACTCTTTCTTTACTCCATACGCATAATTCCTGCTACCGGAAGGTAACAAAGAAACCATTGCATATTCACCAGAGTCACCCCCCTTACAACCTGCATAATCTACAGGGTAAGTCGGGATGTCATTGGCGGTCCAAGTGGCTGAAGCGAAAACACCTTCTATATCTCTAAGTACTAAGGCATACATTAACAGCCTCCTTTCGCTAAGTCTAGGGTTATTACAAACCCGTCATCAGTAAAGGAAGAGATGTTGTATACATCAGTACCTATGGTTAAAGTATCGTAACCACCTATTGCCGTACCAGACTTCATCATTGCTTTCGCAGAGGATGATTCTCCTGTTGGCTTAGTTGTAGATTCGAGTACTACTTTAACTTTTATAGAAGAAGTTGTTGTTGTGAGACTGCCAGAGGCAAAATCAAAACCGCTTGAGGTATTCTTAGATAGAGTTGCAGAGACTACAAGGTCTCCGATAGCATTAAAAGCTTTGTCTACTGCAGCTTTAACTTTAGCTCGCATTGACATTAGTTAGACCTCCACCAGTTAGCACCTATACCTTGACCACCGTTTCTCAACAGAGGACGTATAGACTTAGATGCCTGTACTGATTTCATTGGAGTTCTTTGAACGTCATTGTTGCTATCTGATATACTGATAGAGCCTACGCTGATACTCTCAAAGGTTTGAGTAGCACCAGTTAGTAGGTCTTCGTTGTTTACCAGATGTAAAGCTTGCTCATAGACAGCAACTTTAACACGACTTGGAACCTCCGTAATAGCGAATGTAATTACCATACCTAAACGGTTATCAGTATACATTGCGTTATTACGGGGCCAAGCCAAAGCTTGAGAGGAACTAACAGCAGAACCAATCCAAGAATTGTCATCAATCATAGCAGTGGCTGTGACAAGTGCTTGTTCTTTGATTTCGTCTTCAGCGTCAACCCAGTTGGCACTATCAATACGAGTCTCAAAGTATGTATCAGCGTCTGCTATCAAAACGTAGCTGTTTGTATTGAGTACAAGTGCCATTAGTTCACTCTCCTATCTAATTTAAGCGTGGAAGATAGGCAAGATGCCCAAGTTCAATGCGTCCATTTTACGGTCATAAGAAGCAGCTGCACCCATAGTCGCGTTAGTAGCGAATGTGTTTGTAGCGCCTGCCCAGTCGTAACCCATTGGGTGGTTGATGAAGCCCCAACGGTACCATACGTTTGTTGAACCACCACCGAGGTAGGACGCAGCAGCGCGGTCTACTTCAACTGGAGTTGGCATGTTGATTGCAGTTGCAGCAACAGAACCCGGCTTAACAATGAAAGTACACTTAGAAGAAGCACCGTTCAAATCGCCAGCTGTGAAGCCAGAAATCATTTGGTTTGCACGAGTCATAACCAAGCGGAATTTGCCACCGAAGATTGTTGAGAACTCAAGGTTGCCATCAGTAACCATAGTTTCGTCAACTAGGTTAGCAGCACGCATTTCAGCCATCACTTCAGGAGAAGTAACCATGTACATGAAATCAGGCTCGTGGTCTTTGAATGTAGCGCCGATAGATTTGAACAAACGCTCACCACGGGCTGCGCCCATAGCAGAAGAGTCGAACAATTTACGAGCGTCAGAAGCACCAGTTGCAGCAGCGCCGTGAAGGCCAGCAGCGTTGATGTCACAGAAGAAGCCAGTTGCAGCTACGTCACAGTCAGTATCATAATCGATAACACCACCGTTACCAGCACCAGCTAGGTCGCCAAGAGCAACTTCGCTCAATGCTACACCTTTAAGAACTGACAATAGAGCGTCATGCTCGTCTTGTGCACGTACTTCAGCGAAGTCACGAGCGATTTTAGCTAGACCGTCTTGCTTAGAGACAACTTCTTGCATGTTAACTTGCTCTGCACCGAAAGTGCGAACAGTCTTAACGAAGTTAGCAACGTCTGTTGCGATGTCAGTGTAAGTACCGTCAGTTGATGAAGACAAAGAAGCAACGTTTACGTTTGCTGACAAAGGCTTGTACCAGCGGAATTGACCTACGAAAGATTCGCCTGAAGCGTCGATGCGCTGGTCAGCAGCTACGATGCCTGTGCCGTTTAGTTTCTTAGCAGTTGAATAAGCTTCATCTGAGTAAGCAGAGATTGCAAGAGCAATGTTCTGGAAGTCTGTGTTTGTAATAGCCATTGTGTAATTCCTTTATAGCTTTATAGTAGTAATAGATTATAGGTTGAAGTTACCTAGTTTACCTTTGGCGGCAAGAGCTAGAATTTCTTGAGTTGACATTTCGCCGATAGACTTTGAAACATCGGTTGAAGGCGCTCCAGCTGGATTGCCTGTACCTGCTCCTGTGTTAGACTTAACACGGAATAGGAATGAGTTATCTTCGGACTTAGCATAAGCTTCGACGTAGTCACGAATATTTGAACCTGTGGAGTGCACCCACGCACCCTCTTCATTTTGAACCAATTGGTCAACGATTTCTCTGCGAGCCATGTCGCGAGACTTTTCGCTGCGGAATTCCATGCCAGCAAGTGCATCATTCAATACACCATCACGCTTAAGCTTAGTTGTCTCAGTTGCGTAGACATCTAGTTTAGCACGAGCTTCGGCAAGTTCCATTTCAAGAGCTTCTTGGACTTTACCCTCTTCTTTCATGCGAGCAATAGTTGCTTCCTTTGCGGTAGCTTCCATCTCTGCTTTAAGTTTGAGAGCTTCGTCACGCTCACTGACCATACGGTCCATGTTAGCTTTCATCTTGGCTAAACGTTCTTCAACGATTGCTTCGACGTCATCAACAGGGGCTTCTGGAGCAGCTGGTGTTTCTAGTGTTTCTTCTTCAACAACAGGTTCTTCAGTTGTTTCTACTTCTTCGATAATGTTATCGCTCATGTTATTTCCTTTCAAGCACAGCTTGGGTTGATTTATGTTTATAATGAGTCACAGACTCGTTTTGTTAGTTAGTAAGGGCCATAGCTATTACAAATATTATGGGCCAATTCCATACCAGTCATTGCCTGGACGGATTTTCTCTAGCACTTCAGAAGGAGTAATCTTATCCTTTGGATTGATTAAGCCATCGTCTTTTGCTCGTTGTAAGTACTTATTGTATGTCGCTCTTGACATACCTGACTTTCGCATTTCTTTGAGAGTCTTATGAATGGTTCCTTCTTTTAGCGCATCTGAGTAGATTTGCCGAAGTGCCCATTTAGCGGGGACCGCCTTTCCTAGGTTAGTGAAGAAAGCATCGTGGATAGTTCCAGTGGCTACTTTATTCTTCTTTCCCCATAGGTGGAATTTTCTGACCAACACAGCGTCATTACTGTGGTTGCCATTAACACCGAGGCCAATAGACGCATCTTGTATAGATGCCTGTGACATTAACTTGCCATCTTTAGCTTGACCTTCATAAATATTGAAGACTTTTTCGCCCGTTACAGGGTCGGTGAAGTCTACTCTTACTTGTTCTTTAACACGGTAACGTTGCATCATAACTTTGGAATCGAAAGTCACCCAAGGGATGTCTACAGAACCAGACTCTTTTACATAGTCTTTAGCAATGTCTTTCCAGAACCTAATGAACTTACCTGTTACAGGAACTTCTTTTTCGAGTTGACGCGACATAATACCAGAAATCTTATCGAACAAACGAGTACCTACAAGGTTCCCCGTCTCATCAGTAAGCTTCATTAAAAATGTATGCATCTCTTCGGAATTCTTTACACCGTCTCTAAACTCTGACCTTGCAGTCTGATATAGTGAGTCAGTGATGGATGAACCTTCTTTAGAAGATAACACCACTTTTCTTTTAAGGTCACGTAATTCATCAATACGCGCCCAATTCTTTCTGTCCATTTCGAAGCTAATCTTAGCATCAATAGCGGTTTTAAACTTGTCAACCTCTTTAGTAGAGATGGCAATCTTACCCTTCTTAGCTAGAACCTTGGCGAATTGGTTAGCTACGTTAGCAGCTTTAGTCGCATCACCCGCACCATAGAAAGCAACCATGTTTTGATTCTTAGCAGCTTTCATAAGGTCAGTCCAGTCTAAGTCTAACTCTGCCAATTCAGGTATAGCTAAAAACTCAGGGTCGTCAACAGTACGTTTAGCAATCTCATCGTAGAGTCTTTGCTTCTTAGATGTCTGAAGAACATTAGAAAGTTCAGCAGCAGCACGGTCTCCCGTTGATAGTGAAATGATTTGTGCTCCAGAGGAACTAGCATCATTCTCAATCATCATCTTAGTTTTGTATTGTCCTATAAGTTTAATATCTGCACTTGTCCACTTAGTTTTATCGGTTAACATCCTGCCGCCCATGTGCCTGTGTATACGAGTATACTCCAAAGCTAGACGAGCTAGTTTACCAATCTCTTTGTCTTCTGTAGCAGCAACAAGAGGGTTGGATAAGAACTCTTTAATACGTCTGTCAGGCTGTGTAGGGTTCAACATAGCTCCACCAATCTCAAGAAGATTCTTTTCTTGGTCTTTGAAAGCTTGTAGACGGCCTTTGAGAGTTAGTGTATCAAGAGGACTGCCAACTAAGGCACCGATTTGTACTTGTAGTTCTTCTAGTGCATCGATATTGATTGCTTCTGCCTTGGCTGTGTTTAAGAACGGACGAACTGCTTCACCCTTAGTTGGTGTCAGTAGGCCACGGTGATAAACACGTCCACGGAAGTCGATTGAAGCGTCAACAGAGAAGGCTTGATTACGTTGTCTGTAAAACTTGGCTGTAGCTAAAACACCACGACCATCGTTCCCACGACCCATAAACAGTTTCTTCCACTCATTAGCATCATCCCATTTCTTAGCTTCACCACGTTTGTCATTAAAGTAAATAACACGTTCAGCAAAGTCAAAGAACTCATTGTCTACCTCATACTTAGCAGAGGTAGCATGGTTGAGCATTGAAGTTATATCGTTATCAATTTGATTAGCATCGTAGTCAGCATAAACCTTTTCAGAAACTACAGGCATCCCAGTCTTACGACCACGAGCATCATAGTATTCTTTAGAACCTGCACGAGCATAGACCTTATCACGGTTATTGTAAACACCAAAACGACGGCTTGTACGGGCTTTCTCAGCAGAAATTTGTAATTGACGCATAGGTCCGTTTACTATCTGGATTTGACGTGTAACATTCACACCACGAAGCCCAGCATCACTCACAGGTCTACCTGTAGCAAGGTCTTTAGGTGAAGATGTACCAATGTCTCTGATAACTGTAGTACGAATCATACCCTGTTTTTCTATAGAAGCAATAATACGACTACCATCCTTGTGGAAGTCTTTTAGAGTCTTAGAACGTAGTGGGTTGAGTGAACCAAGTTCATCATCAAACATCTGACCAATCTTAATAGCCAACATATCGTAGTCAGCGCCATCAGCTGTAGCAATAGCCTTCATAGCTTTAGAAGTTGCTTTGATAGTTTTGTTTCTTAGGTTAGCTGTAGCTTTGTCACGTTGACGTAAGAACAAAAACTCACGGTCCAAGAACTCACGCTGTGTACCACGTAGTTTATCAATCTGCATCTTTAACCAAGAGTCTTTCGGAGGCTTCTTCTTAAACAAGGCTCTGAACTTCTTCTGAAGTTTGTAGCCTGGAATGTTATTTAGAACCTTCTCAGTCATCTCTTTACGGCTAGGATAACGTCGGATAATACTTTGTGTATAAGCTGAAATTGGGCTTTTACCGCTGTAGTAAGCTTTCTTAGCTAGCTTAGAGCCGTATAGACCTTCCCAAGTATCAATGTAGCGGTTATCAGCAATCTGACCATCAATCAACTCAGAGATAGTATACTTCTTATTGAAGATATAAACCGCTGGGTCATCATCTAGTTTAGCTGTAAGAGAACCAAAGAGTTTACCTCTGTCAGCACTACGGTTAAAAGAGAGTGTACCTAAGTCTTGTACAGCATTAATTGTGAACTTACGCATAACAGAAGTAGGTTTAGCCCACGCTTCACCTGTAGCATTAGCACGGGTAAAGGTTTGACGCATAACATCTGTTACAACAACACGTTGGTTAATAGAAACATCACGACTAAGGTCTTTTACGAACTTATTAATGTAAGTCTTTTGCTTGCTAGTTAGGTCAGGGCTATCCATGACTTTAGCAATACGTTCCTGTAGAATCTCAGCTTCCTGAACTTGTAGGTGACGACCAGCGCCACTTGTATAGTCAGCGCCTTCAGCATTCATAACAGCACCTTCACGGTTGTTCTTGAATGCCCTACGGCTAGCTTGCTTCTGTGATAGGGAGTTACCTTTGAAATCAGCTAGAGCTAACGCCTGGGCGTTCTCTGCAGCATCATTCTTAAAGTGTGCCCTAAGAGCAGCAGTGTGTGCCTTTGAAGCCATTAGCTCAGTAGGTGTACCAAACTCTAAATCAATGTTACTGTCGTTCTTAGCTGTAGGACGTTTAACAGTCTTGTTAGCTCTGCGCATTAAACCAGTAAGAGATAGAGCTTTACCTACAGGAGAAACAAACTCAGAGGCAGTAAGTCTACCTTGTTGGAACAGGCTTGCTTGACGTTCGCCACCCAGCATCTTGACTTGAACAGCAGTACCTTGCTTACGTAACCAATCAGAATAGCTTTTAACTTTTGAAGGTTCACCAGTAAGCTGTGCAGCACTTGTGTTCTGAAGATTTCTAGGCTTAATGTTCTTAGACTTTAGCTTTAGAAGTTCTTCTTTGTCCTTAACAACTGGCACCATAGTAGAGCGACATTGCCAGTGTAACGGGGGCTGATAACGCTTGTCATCAACACTATAAACTTGACCATTGTGGAAAGAACAAATAGGACTAGTACGACCATCTAGGATAGCTGTAAACATGTAGCCCTTGAGGACTTCCTTGTTAGCTTCCATGACTTGATTCATAGCATCTGTTTGTGTTCGAGTAATAGAAGTACGAGCTAGAGACTTAGCTTGATGCTCTGTTATCTTCGTAGTCTTCATTACGTCTTTTATAATTTCGTCATTGGTTAGACCTTTAGCAAGGCCACCTTTAACTTTAGTTTGAATACGTACCAGCTCACCAGAAGCAATGTTAGACAAGTTACCATTGATTGTACGGGTGCCTTTAATGTTAGGACCAGTAATCTCAGAGAGAACCGACTTAGTTGATGGTTTTTGGGTACGATAGAATTTCTTAATTTCAGCATCAAGGTTATTCTTGTGGAATACCTTCTGTGCTGTGGAGAAGCCCGTTAGACTCTTCGTCAACGAGTTTTTCATTTCTTTACCGAAACGAGTAACCTCTGGCTTGACGTTGGCTCGGATGTTCTCCTTCAGGATACCTTTAAGGTTGGTCCTGTGTTTCTTAATAATAGCTCTTTGGGCTTTTTGTTGCCCGTTTTCATATAACCTAACATCGCCAGAATGGTCAATGATGCGGTCAAAAATCTTTTCGTTAATAGACATCAGTCTCTCCATTACTATACTTCGTGGATATGTGGGAAGGCACCCCCGCCGAAGCGGGAGTCCTTTTTATTTGGTAGCCAATCGGAGACTTGAACTCCTTCTACTCGTGCCATGACGCCTGAGATGGCGGTGAGTAGCTACGAACCTGCTTTGGCTATTCTTCCTCTAAGTTGACTTGGTCATCTGAGAGTTCAGGGTTAGCCACTAACGGGTCAGTCTGAATCGCTTGAATAGCTTCTTCATCGTTATAGTCAGCAGGTAAGAAGTCGTTGAACTTAGCAATAGTGACAAAGGTCTCACGGGAAATAATACCGCTCTGATACCATTCAGCGACAAGACGCATAGAGCCTTCTCCGCCAACTGTAGCAGCAAAGTCTGAAGACAGGGTAAACTCAATGTCGTTACCTGTAAACTCTGCGTCATACTTCCAGTTCAACATGAAAGCGATTACCTCTTGCATAGTGCCGGAAATCTTAGCGTTCAATGTACCCAGTTGAGCTGTCTGAGAAGCGTTACGAATCTCTAGAGCAACACCTGAAGCGGCTTGTTCTGGAGACAACATACGGATACCCATCTTAGCCATTTCTGCGACTGTAGCTTCAATAGCACGGTCCATGTCTGCCAAAGCACCAGTAGGTGTTTCTAGAACAGTAATAGACTCATCTTTGCGAACACGAAGCCAAGTACCGAGACCAGCGTTAACTAGCTCTTCAAACTCTTCATCTGTCATGTCAGACTGAACAACAGGTGTATAAGTAGCAGCACCCATTAGCAGGTGGTTACGACGAGATACTTTGTTGTATAGTGCTACTTCACGGTCAATGAGTGGCATAAGTACAGGCTCAATAGGGTCGAGCTGACCATTCAAAGGCCAGGCTGGAATACGAGTCAACCGCTCACCAAACTTCATTGGGTAAACAGTGTCATAGAGCTTGAAACCACCATCAGCAGAATCTTCATACTCTTGTGAGATAGTACCGTTAAGAGCTTCTACTTCGTGTGAACCGTGGGCCTTGCGGTAGTAGTCAAGAACCAACAAACCTTGTTCATCAAGGTAGTGGTCACAAACAGTATCTACGTAGCTAGGGTGCCAAGGGTTGTCTTGAGTGTATTCTTCAGTTATAAAACGAGTAACCCAACGACTCAGTGACTTAACACGAGTTACAGGGTGAGTCTTCACTTGTACGTTAATAACATTCTCAGCCTTCATCAAAACAGGATAAGGAGAGATAGTGTCACGTTCTTCTGGTGCCATCATCTCTAATTCATCATCTGAGACTGTTGGACGGTCAATGTAGACCCAAGCACGAGAAGTTTGTAGTTCTTCCCAGATAGCAGCATCCAAGAAGTTGAACATAGATGAACCATCTAGTGTCATATCTTTCGTCAACCAATCATAAGCATCTTGACCTAACATATCAGGTAGTTCAAGTTGTGATGGTTTGCGTAGTAAAGCACTAATCAACACACGAGCATACTGGGTTGTTAGACCTGGTAGTTCTGCTTCTGACTTGTAGAAGTCATACTGTTGTTGTGACATACTAGGGGAGAAAGGCAATAGCAAGTTAGAGTAATCAGTCTCTATAAACTCATCATGTGCCTTGGCATGGGCTTCGCCTTGTAGAACAGAACGAGCCTTCTTCCATAGTGGTTTTAGTGACATGTAGGAAGCACTAGGTGTTTCGACACCACGCTTCTGGGTATTAGCAGCTGTTTTAACTAGCGACATATGTTTCACCTCATTAAGTAGTTAATCAGGCATTATGCCTTTATGTTGTTGTTGTATAGTTATTATATTAAAACATACCCAATAACAAAGGTGTCTTAAGATATACTTAAATATAATTATAGTTATATTATAGGGAGACTGGGGTCATTATTCCGCCCTATTATTTTTGATAAAAGGAAGGTAAGCCTGCCAGGTAATCCTAGCAGACTTTCTTGATTCGAGGACTGTCAGACTTGAGAGCCTGTCCTCTTATTATCATTATTCCGCCCTATTTATTATTTCTTTGGAATCTCAAAGTGAGGGCCATCAATAAATGGAGTTCTTCCTTGTTTTCTTCGAGTTGCTACATAATCATGGTTAGCTTCTTTAGCGTCCATGTCATTGAGCAAATGAGTCCAAGCTGCACCCCAGCGGATAGGTACATCTAGCTCACGAGCGGCTTCTGCAAAGGCTTGAGCGATTACAACATAGTGTTTAATCTCCCAGCTTACTTTACCGTCTACATAAGCAATAACGTCTACAGCCATGCCGTCTTGATGACGAGAGTGACGTGCCTGTGTCTTACCTGTAGCTAGAAGCTGATTCTGCTCATGCTGAGTACGAAGACCACAAGTAATGCCGAAGTCAATCGGGCTGTACTTTAGAGCCAAGCGAGCTACTGCTACAAGGTTCTCGTCTACATCGACAAGTTTAACCTCAGAGCGATTCCCAAACTTCCAGTCATAGGTTTTGACCGGGGTAATACCTTTAAGGTAGCTTGGGGCTGTATCGTTTTTACTGAACATAGAAGTCAGTTTATCCTGTAACTTTGTAAACTTCATTTTATTGTTTCCACTTATCCACCATCTTCTCACCAGAGCGACCTACGATATAACCACCAACACCAATCTGTAGAAGGTTCCACAGTTCAGAAGGGAGGTCGATAGAGAAAGTCTCTGCCATAAATAAACCCATTACAGGGAAGATAAGGTAGTTCATTGCAACGATGGCAATAATAACCATCATCAGTAAAGGACGCCAAGTAGCAGTCAACCAGTGACCAGACTTAGCTTCTTCTAGTACAATCTTACCACGTAGTGATTCAAGACTGTCTGTGTGTTCTAGTAGAGCTAGTTTAATTTCTTTCTCTACATCCATGCTCTTGTCACCGTCAGGGATAAGGCGTTTAACCAAATCTCCAACAATGGGAGCAAGCACTGTTATTAGTGCGCCCATGTTGTTTCTCCTATGTTTATTACTTATGATAATGCTTCTAACTTATTCCGAATAGCAAGCAAGAGTTCACCGTCTTCTGGCCCAGAGTAAGCGCCGTTGAGCACCAAAGAGTAGTCTCCTACATTCTGGAAAAGGTCTTCTGCGAGTTCTTCAAACACTTTAAATGAAACGTTGGTAATATTTGTCTCATGGTTAGAACTCATATTTTTTACACGAATAATCTTGTTGGTTAAATCCATTAATTTTTCCTTTAGTTAGGCGTAACGCCATACGTTCAACTGCCAGTCCACGTCTACAATTGGAGTGAATTTAATGCCCTCTCTCAGGTTTCCTGCTAAAGTACCTCGCTCATTTCTAGTAGCGGTGCTCTGGCTAGTCGAGACAAATTGCCACAGGTTAGCACTTAGCTTTAGCACAATGTGGTTTCGAGCAACCCCTGCAGTTAAAAAAGTCGAATAGACGTATGGGTAATTATAAAAATCACTATTGACGTCTATCTGGAGGGGTGTGGAGAGTGGCATTGCGGCTCCGTTGTAGGAAGCCACAAAGTTAGCCTGCTGTACTTCTGTTAGAGAAGCTCTTAGCTGGACTACGTCTTTATCAGGGTCGAGGGTTGTACTTAAAGCAATTCTAACTTCTGGGTCGCAGTAGCTTGTCCAAACTTTCTGAGTTTGCCCAGTAGGTTGGTTTGGAACCCTAACGTTTGTACCACTTTGAGTGTAGCGTAGATACATTAACCTGTCGTCACCGTTAAATTTAGTAGTACCAACAGCGTTTGTTATTTCAACTTGGTTTGCGGTTACTTTAAGGGTCATGGCGTTACCGCCAAATCAACAGCTACGGGGTTGCCGTATAGTGTTATCCGAGGGGTACTACTCGACCAAGGGACAACCTCAGTGCCTATTTTTGACAGTATTTTACTACGTCGGTCAACCCCGTAATTTATTGAACCACCATCAACTTGGTCGTGCCAACTGTAGCTTGAGCTTCGTATGTCGGGAAAGTTTACTCGAAAAGTTTGACCTGAACCAACTACCTGTGCTAAATCAGAAGAGTCTATGGTATACCCCGCTAGACAACCCATAGTATAGTTACTGCCTGTAACCATGTAAGTGAATGCTTCAAGACCAAAGTACACACCAATAGTATCACTAGTCTCATCTGACTGCGCTGTGAAACTATGTCTACTTGAGCCATTAGTAGAGGCCCACATAACTGTGTAGCTAGCTTCACTATTCACATTCATATCTTGTATAGTATATTGATTCATTCCAATAGGGAAGGAGAGTACTAACTCTCGTCCCGCAGAAGGAACACGGTAAGGGCCATTTACAACCGCTTCTGGGGGTACGTAATCGAAGAAGTTAGTCCGTGTCAAAGTCCCATTGGGAATCCCTAAAGTCGAATTATAAAAATGACGATAAAAGACAGTAGAAATACCTCGAAAGGTAGGTTGCTGACAAAACTTCATGCACCCCGAAGGGTCAAACCCCAATGCGTTAGGGACAGTGTGAGTTCCTGTGTAAGTGGCACTGTTCAGATTTATTAAAGGTGTGCTACGGTTTTGTCTTCGATAGCCAGCAAATTTGAAATTCCCTGACGTCGTTGTTTTTAAGTATTTGTCGTTGGAGTCAAAGGTGACATCCCCGTTACTATTTCTTGTTCTAATTCTGTTAGACTCAATTTGAATTCTATTAACCAAGGATATACACCTTTACTGTAACTGTTGTTGCGGGCATGTCTGTAGTGGAGGCCATCCCAATAGATGTCAGCTGTATTAAACTGCCGCTGTTGCTTGCATAAATTTGTCTATTCCAATCAGTTCCACTCGCCACAACCACTGAGTCAGGGGAGACTTCAGAGTTATACTCCAACAGAAGGGCCACAGGGTTAATGACCGATGAGGTTCCAAGGGTTGCTGATTGAACTTTGGGAGTAGCAATAGCAATGTTGTAGGTGTTGCAGGTGCCACCATCAATGGTGTTTACATTCCTGACATAACTGGGGAAAGTTACACTGCCCGATATTTCATCTTGAATATCCAAATAGTTTAACGCTGAGTGGAATCGAATCTTATCTAAATTTGAGTTCGGGTTGGCACAGAGGGTTTCTAACGCAGCACCTGAAACGGAACTGTCAACAATCATCAGATTTCCAGAGGAGCCGCTTGTGTATAGTGTTCTAGTTACCATAGCTATAGTACCTCACATTGTTGTAATTGTTTAGGTAGGTGGCGCTACGACGAGTGGACAACTCACCTCTGTGATGACAAAGAATGAAATCCAAACTCTCAAAGACGCATATGTGGGTTGCCCCGTTGTTGTCTTCGTAAGTAGCGATTGAGTGTTGTTGAGGGTTATCAATAGAGACAAACCCCCAGTCCACTAGCTTAGAAACTTGGTAGCCATAGGTGTACCCATCTAAGTATTCTCTGAAGGTAAGAGCGAGCAAGGTTTGCTCAAGAGTAGAGTTGTAGACCCCATCTAGATAGCGAGAGCAAAGCAAGACGCAATCATTGCGCCTCACCTTGTAAACCTTTCCGAGAAGGTTGTTCGGAGAGGGTATGATTTGAACTTTACGCTCAAACTTATTTAAGTAAATAACACCCTCCCCTAATACGTTTGAGAGCGTGTATTCACCATCATCTTGTAGCAACAATTCCCCGTCAAACACTGTAAACTTTGTGTTCAATGGGAGTGCGCTTAATTCTTGGTAGTTATGCACTGTGTACTCCTTACGTACTGATTGTGATGGTTTTGTTGTTGAGGTTGATAACAAAGTTACCATCTGCGCTAGACAGAGTCCCTGCAGTCATCGCTCCAATGTTACTTGATATAGCAGACACCGTGGTCACATCTATCTTGTTAGCGGTCACAGTTCCGTTTACCAACAAGTCACCGTCTAAGAAGTCTGCCTGTTGTATCCAACCACTGTTGGCCGCATTTCTCAGGTAAGCGACAGCTTCATCGTTAGTATTAACCACGATGAACCTATCCGCAGCTGTGGTAGAAAGACCAGTTGCTGTAGCAAAGAATGCGTTCAATGTGCTTGTAGGCAAGCCAGATACAGAAGTACTCGTGCCTGTCTCATAACGCCACCAACCAGGCCCCCGAACACCCGCTACACCGTCAGCGCCATCAGCACCCGTAGAGCCATCTGCACCTGGGGGTCCAATAAACTCTGAAAATGTTAAATTAGAGCGAATAGGCAGGACAGGCCTGTCGCCATCATACTCGTAGTAACCAACAAAAGTATTTGAGTTTAAGTTATAGCTTTGGTTATTGGTTGCTGTATCCCCAGTATCTGCATAGATAACTGCTACTTTACCAACTGTCTTGAGTTGAATAGAGTGGTCTTCAACCAACAAACGATTAGAGAGAGTTCCAACGGGCGACCTTGAACGTATAGAAAAATCATAAGTGCCTGTTTGGAGGCCCACGATATCAAAGGTAGTTGCACGGGTAACTCCAAGAGTTTGCCATGTAGCTTTGTTATCGTTTGAAATCTCAACGAGGTACTCTGTAGCAGAGATATCATCAGCAGCGGTCCAAGCAAGTCGACCCGCGCCTGTACCAAAGTTATCTACTGTGTTTGGATTAAAAGTACCCGAGGTAGGGGCAGCTAAACCAAAATCAAAGACAGGAGGAACTGCATAAGCAATATCGTCTGAAACATTCCACGCTAAACTATTGTGGTCAAATCGATATACCGTCAGGTCTACTGTAAAATCACTTTTAACAGCGATAGTCTCTACTCGATAGACATCCGATTCGATATTACCAACATCGGACTGCAAGTTAATAAAGTCACCCGGCTCAAGATTCAAACCTTTCTTAGATACTGTTAGGTTTACAGTAAAGATTGAACGAGCCTTACGGACTCTTTGTTCAGCCATCGCCAAAGCGTGATAAGGGTCAGTAACACCATCCGAGTTAAAGTCCGCTTGGAAAGGTTGGTGATTGTCTTCTGCTAGGTATATGTTATGCACTGAACCATGAGACGGTGGCCAAGTCATCGTGTCTTCTTTAAAATCTTCGTGTTCATTCATAAAGCTGACAGTAGCTTGGTTTAAACGGCTTGAAGCATCAGGCCAAGAAATTTCGATATTGTCTCTTATGATATCGTCATCAGTGAAATAATGAGAAGGACTAACTAAAGCATTCAGCTCAGAATCATTAGAAGGATACTCTACGAGAAGCTTATACTTACCTTCCGAAGACCAAGTAAGCTCTGCCAACCCCATTGTACCCATAATACGCTCAATGTTATCACGAACAGTATCACTAGTGTCTAGCGCGATGTTACATTCATATAAAGGTAACGGACGAGTAGCTGTTAGGTTGGTCGCGACCCACTTAGTTTTATCCCAATACCAGTACTGGTCTGATGAAGTAGTGTACCAAAGCTCATTCTCATAAGTGTGCTCTTCCAAGTTAGTTGGACGAGAACCTAAGTCGGCAACAGTATGTACTGTCTTTTGTCCGTTAACTTTTCCGCTTACTGAAAGGTTTGTTGCGACAATCGTATCACAAACGTTAGCTGCGTTATAGAAAGACTCAAGGTCAATACCATCTGCCGCAAGCCCACGGCCAAAGTCAGCATTTGTAAGATAGTCAAGTAAGCAAAGAGCAGGGTTGTTGGAGTAGATATAGTCGTTTCTTAAAGTATAAACACCTGTAGTCTTTTTAATCCAACGGACCTTGCGACCTTTTACAAGAAACTCCATTGAAGGGACACCGTTGTAGTTATAATCGTCACGGTCTAGTTGGAAGGTTGCAGCCGCGTGAGCAGTACCAGTAAAGGTGTTAGTAGTAGGGAAGGCGTTAGAACTAGAGATGGCATCTGCAGAACCACCAGAACTGTGCGTACGGATAAGGTGCTTAAACTTTTCAACATTAGAGTTGTAATTGGTTCCGTTTACCTTTACCCACTGGACCCCTTCAATACCTCCAGCGCACAAGGCATATTCAACGTTTAGAAATTCGTTCTTAGAGCCGCTCTTAGAGGTGTTAGTGAACCCTTCAGAAAAGGTCTTGTCAGAGTTGTCAGACGCAGTAACAAAGCTATCTTGCACTTGGTGACCTGTTGCGACACCCCCTAGCGCTGTTTTGCCGTAAACAACAGGGAGGCTAGTAGCAGTTCCCGCAACAGTAATACTGAAGCCCTTACGCTTGTCCGCTTCCTTTTTCATCTTGTTTTGTTGTGAAATTTGATATGCCGTAGAGGCAATAAACATAAATACTTGAAATACGACACCCATTATACTTTACCCCACTTCACTGAAACTGATTTGTCTTGGAATATTTCATCAAAAGAAGTATCTGACGGGTTCTTTTGTTTCATACTATCCCTAGAAGTAATAGAGGAGCGTACCATGTCAAGGTCAGACATAGGAGAAGTTCCTTCTATAACAGCCAGTTTCTGTTCGAAGTCATTCGTCAGGGCTGGCCTGTCTACAAACCCTTTATAAACAGATAGTACATCATCTGTGCCAAGTAAAGGGTCTCCATTGACATCTAGGAGAGAAACAAACACACTAATAGGTTTACCAATAACATTTGCCCTAAATTCGTCACCCATTGTATTCAGAACCTCAGAGATAACCACTCTGTAGGACTCTCTGTCTACAACAGAAGAAAGCTTTGGGGGGTCAAACTCATAAAGACCACCGTCGGCAAGATAAGTATCCCCATCAAAAAATAGGTCCCTATGGTAGGATGTAAAGTAATAGTTATTAACAAACTCCAATTTGATTAGAAAAGCAAACCTAATAAGGTCGCTGTCTATAACTTGTTGAGCCGCAGCTGAAAATTGTCTCATTATAATGCCTCTATAACTGAGATGGTCCCTGCATTTGAGAGAACGCCATCTGTAAAAGTGATACCTGTGTGGTTGTTAATATCTCTGTAAAACGAAAATGTAGCAAGTTCTCTACACCGAATAGTGTGAGAGTTAGTTACATCCTTACGAAGTTTAGGGTAGAAACTTAACATAGATGTGCCAGATAGGGTTACATCACTAGTTGTGATATAAATCTTATCGTGGTTAGAGAACTTAAAGAAGGAACCCTTTGGAAGTAACCCAACGTTATTACCTGCGGCAATAGGCATTGTGGTAGCCCCAGCAGAAACGGGAGCTACTAAAGAAAAGCTCGAACTACTAATCGTTTTCTTAGCGGCTACTTCAGGAAGCTGTGGCATAATCATTGTCTGTACAGTGTGATTATCAGCTACGGAGCCTAGAAAGATATCCACTTGGGTTTCTGGAGTTCCTATTGTGTTGAAACTCAACTCCCAACGCTGAACATTCTGGGTTGCACGTTGTTTCTTTAGAGACACTGTATCTACTTCAAACATAGGCTCGTTTGAGGTAATAGTGAAAGGCGCTAAAATTTGTGCACCGTTAAAATAATATACTGACATAGTTAGCTCCTAATAGGTCTGGCAAGCACTAACAAGTGCCGCTCTAAAAATCTGGTTTGACGTGTTCTCTCAATACCAGAGTTGTTTTCATTTGTTGAGACCCAAAAATCTCCATCACTTATCATAGCACCATCCTCGAAGGCTATATCGCCTAACAGGGGTTGCTTGCTTTTAATTACTTGGTACCCACAGTATTCCATATACGTAGGTAGTGTATAGCCTTTTTTCCACAAAGCCCGTACAAATTCTTCAGTAGTGTTCCAGTTAAACTTAACGAAGTCTCTAGCTTTTGACTCGCCTCTGAGTTCTAAGTCATACTCAGCAAGCAAAGCGAAACAGTCATTAATGTTTCTGGTGTAATTCTCACAACGTTCAGTTATAGAGTCTATTGTCCAAGAAGCTCGTTGTAGTGCTTCTGACATCTCTTTCTCAGTATAATACATTCTCTCTCCTACAGAGTGCCACAGAGAGAGCAGGTACGACCCCCCCGATGGTGGGAACCATCAAGAGAGCCTACTTGTCTTCTAAGTGTCTTACATTTGTTCTTCGATGAACAACCGTACTAGGTCAGCAACAATGTCACTGCGTACGATGTCTTCTACACCGAATTGGATAACTGGTAACTCAATACCAGCATTATTTACTTTCCTAGCAAACTTAACAAGGTCATCCCCATTACGCACATCAGATTGTGCCGGGTCTCCCATTAGTACTAGTTTAGTATTCTCACCAATACGGGTTGTAATGGCTTTAATTTCGTCCATGTTAAGGTTCTGAGCTTCATCTACTAGAACAAGAGCATCCTCGTAAGAACGTCCTCGAATAGTTTCGATAGGTTGAATCTCAATCTCACCTTTACTTAGCATGTACTCATATTTACCCTTACCGAAAGCCTTTGATAAGACTTCTAGCATAGGCATTAACCAAGGTGTCATCTTCTCTTCAACAGTTCCTGGGAAGTGTCCTAAGGACTTTCCGGTAGGAACGTTTGCACGAGTTAACACAATTTTCTTATACTTACCCTTCATAAATAGTTGGGCTACAGTTCCTGCACTACAATAAGTCTTTCCTGTCCCTGCACACCCCATAGTTACCGTGATAGCACACTCTTTGATTGCGTTAATCAAATCATCTTGCTTTTCATTCTTTGGTAAGATATGGAAGTTACGTGTAGGGAAGCGATGAACGTTGTTCTTACGCCCATGTTCGTCACGCATATACTTAGGCATACGTGCGTTTTTCTTTGCGGAATAGCTTGATTGTTTCTTGGACATAAATAAGATTTCCTTATAAGGTTGTGTAGGGGTTATTCTTAAGAAACTTGAGGGTGTACCATAAGGTATCCATATGGGAAGTTCCTTGTGTTGTTATGCTCACACAGGGGTTAGGGTTATACTCAGTAGTTAATTGCGTCTAGAGATTGTGAAGAAGAGGATAGGCAGGACACGAGCAAACGCACCCCACTTACCCACCCCCCGAATACCTATAGCCTTATTATACAGGTTCCGGAGGGGTTTGTCAAGAGGTTTCTTTATACTGCATCAAGTATTGTCAGTGTGCCAGCATCAACCTGCCGCAATATCTCTGCGTAGTGGCGGTTGGCTGGGTCTAGGGGGACAGACAACTCTTGGCCGTCGATGGTGGCTTTGATGGAAGAGTTGTTACCATACATATCGACCGTATACGTTGCTGCTGTGATGTTCATATCATTCATAATTATAACTCCGCATCGAAATCAAGGTAAGCAGACGCATCATTATTTGCTATCAAAGCGGTAGGCTTACCTACTGTTTGCCCTGTTGCTGTTGCGCAATTCACAAAAGCTGCCCTGAAAGTGCTGGCATTAGTATCATAAATAAAAGATGAAACAGTTCCTGCAAAGCTATTAAACCCCCAAGTACCGCCAGACGATAATGAAGCCCTTGCTCTCATGTCTACAGGGTGAAAGATGTAAGCAGTTATTTGGTTGGCGGTGGTGACATAGCCCATACCTGCCAGCGAGTAAGGGCCAATCTTGCCGTAACGCACAAAGTACCTCTGACACCTCGCCAACTCATCCCCATAGCTGCGATGCTCGAATGGGGTGGCGGTGTCGCCTACTTCGAGTTGGACGCCTGTGATTTGCCATGTATTACCTGTTGTGCCGACCCATGTATTTTCTTGTTGTCCAAAAATAGCGCCATTACCCCAGGCAGTACTATCTAATCCCGTATAATTTGCACCTGCACACATGCTCCAACGTAATCTAAATCCTCTACCATTATCCTTGGCAAAGTTTGTAGCGGTGTTGCCAGGAAAAGTAAGAGTTTTGTACTCCCATGTGTTTGCAGCATTTACAGTATAGCTTTTTGTATAAGAGCCACCCGCATCTTCGTGTTGAAGTCTAAAGCCGAAAGTTTGCGCTACGCTGCACTTTACCCAAAAAGATAAAGTAATATCTTTAGCACTAGATGACCCATAGCCTAGGTGTTGTAAATCTTGAGCTTCAATGAAATAATCTACGTTTTGTAGCTCATCTGCATCAACCGCGGCATCTGCCGTCGTAACTTCGTACTTTAAGGAGCTAGCAAAACCACTGGGCGCATCTGAAGACTGGGTGGCAGTGTATCTAGCTGGTGGGTTCGCACTGTCGGAAAAACGCCATCTATCCAAGGTATAAGTTGGGGCTGTGCCTAGGTCCGTAAAACTCGTCCCACGCTGTGCCACCTGCATAGCGCCATTGATAATCAGGTTGCGGTTCGACAAGGCCCCGTCGTTGTAGACGTTACCTAAGTCTGCTAATCCTCTTGCCTTACTCATAGCTTATACCTCCTGAGAAGCTAGGTGAGCCGCGTAAGCAGCCTTAACCTCTGTTGTGTGTACTGCATTACAGATAGCTTGTAGTTCAGTGCTTTCGCCTGTGATGTCTGCATCTGGTGCAATGACACGACGTGAAAAGCTACGGCTAATCTCTGTGCCGTTGTCGTAGATAACTCGTGCAGTGCGAACTTGTACGTGCTTGTACTCGCCTACTACTTCGATTTTATCGTCTAGTGTTGATTCTGTTAGTGCCATCGGTTTATCTCCTTTGATGGTGTGTGGACTGACTACCCTGTAATCCAACAGGGGTGGTTATGAAGTTCTGTAAGTTGCACTCAGAATAATGCGACTAGCAGATACCTGTGCGTAAGATAGGTTCCCACCAGAAGCAGAAGCCCTAACACTCAAACCAGTAGTTCCTAAATATACTTTTGCATCAGTAAAAGCAGTGGTCTGATAGTTAAAACTTCCTGTACCGTAGGCATCGGCAGTTCCAAAAGGCAAAGACACTGCAAGTTCTGCCGTACTGGATGTAGTCGCAACGCTAAAGTCCACGTTTATAAAGACAAGCCTTCCAACCTTAGTGTAGTTTGCATAGTTGATGGTTAGACCCACGGCAGAAGTAGGCGTCCAAGTCCCCTCCTCATAATCTTCCAGCTTATTAGCCGAACCAGTGCCGCCGAGGTAGACACCGCCTGAGAGGTAGAGGTCTTTGAAGCGTCCGCCTGCACTTCCTAGACCTATATTCCCGTTACTAATTGCATTTGTAGAAGTATTCCAAGGTCTGATTTGATTGTTAGACGCATCAAATCTTACACCTGTGTCACCTGTTCCAACAAAAACCGCGGATGCCTTACTCCCAATACTCCCCACAGCTACGCCGTCTTTGTGGAGGTCAAGGATGTTACCATCACTCGTAGTGCGGTTAGCAACTAGAGGTGCAGCACCGCTGTCGGTAACTGTAGTAGTCCCTGTAAACGTCTGGTCTAGTACTGCAAAGGTCTCATAAGAGATGACCTCAACAACATCAGATACAGCTGCACCTACTGTAAGAACTACATCAGAACCGTTAGTTGCCGTGTAGTCAGTACCATCTAGGAGGTGAACACCGTTGAGGTATACGTCCAAGAAGTTAGGTGTGTAGCCGATAGTAGCAAAGGTAGTCTGAGATGCAGTAGCTGTGAAGCTCTGACGAGACTGGGTAGCCTGTGGTGTTGGTATATTACCGATATATCCTGCCATGTTACACAGCCTCCAATGCTGTTAGCCTTGCCTCAATAGATGCAAACCGTTGTTCGTTGTAAGCAGCTACGAAAGACAGTAGCTCCGGGTAACGTACACCCAAGCGTGTCTTAGAGACTGCACCCACTGGGGCCTCAGCTTCTGTATCGTAGGTGTCTGTGCGAGTGTAGGCTGCAACAGCTTCTACTGCCTCAGTTACTACAACACCGTCTTCGTCTACTACTTCAGCTACAGCTTCTACAGCAGGTACATCAACGTCCTGTTCCCACCAAGTACCTGAGATGAACATGGCGTAGTCACCAGCGTCTAAGCCTTCTGCTGTGAAAGCATCTTGCACATCTTGGGCAATGATACCTGAGTGCATACGTGCTGCTGCACCCTTCTCAGCTACTGAGTCCTTCCAACGGAAGTTCTTAAAGCCTGTAGAGAGTCTAGCAGCAACTAACATCTCAGTAGGGGTTAGGGATGCTATGTCTTGCTTCTCGTTACGGTCAGATGTTTGGATAGTGCCGTTGGTGGCGTAAATGTCATCAAAGCGGACAGAAGAAACACCCAAATCAACTATGTTGTCAGCGCTGCTGCCGTTTTCACAAGGAATGATTGCATGAGCGGAAGTTGTTGTTCCAGTAAGCCCTACGTCGCTTGAGGAGCCGCTAAACCCAATATACAAAACGGTACTACTGCCAGCGGAGCGAGACCCAATACTCCCCACCGTGGTGCCGTCTTTGCGGAACACTGCCATATCGCCATCGCTAGACAGTCTATTCAGGATAAGCTGTGATGCCCCAGACCTAGCAATAGACATGCTTGCACTAGGGCCGTATATGGTTACGCCTTGCGTAGTGTTGTCAGCAACCGTCTTACCCACAAGCAGGTTGCCGCTGTCGTCGATGCGCATGGCTTCTGAGTTGTTGGTAGCAAACGCCATGTAAGGCACACTACCGCCACTGTTCACAATGCGATTGTACCCAAACCCGCTGCGAGGCTGGAACACAATTTGCGAAAGGGCAGAGTTGCTACCGCCAGTTTGTTGCACAAACGCAGTTGCACCAGCGGAAAGCTGGCCATCTGTTGCAGAACCGTTATATGCAGTGACATCGCTTTTCTCAATGTGAAGCTGACTGTCTACGTCACTGGCACCAATGCCTACGTTTCCTAATTGGTCAATCCGCATGGATTCAGCGGCATCAGCACCCTCCACATGTGATTTTTTAGTGCGAAACAATAAGTTAGCGTCTGCACCTGTGCCTGAGCTTGCGACAGCTTCAATAATTGCGGCGTTGTTTGCACCATCACCACTTGGGTCGCTGTTATAGAAATTTAACCGCCCTAGAGTATCTCCTGCACTGTTTGTGGCATCTGAGCGAGTTAAAGTTATTTGCGGGCCAGTGGAAGAAGATAAATCAAGATTTGTTTTTGGCGAACTCGTCCCAATGCCCAAGCTCTCAGCACTCGCATCCCAGAAGAACTTTGCAGTGGTGCCTGTGTCCTCGTAGAAGCTGACGTCGCCTGTAGCACCGTCAAATGCTGCAAACTTTACGTTGTCTCTTCTGAGTAGTATGTCATTAGAGTTGCCACTTGTTGACCCGTACAGGCCAATATTTGCACCAGTAGCAGCGGCATTACCACCAGAAATAAACATGCTGTTATTGTCTACATCCCGTAGAATATTACCGCCCACAGTCAGCCCATCAGCCGTCACTGTGCCGTCTACGTTTAGAGAAGTGTCGAACTGACCTGCATCAGCTGTTAATGTTCCTGCCACATCCGCTGCAGTTGTGCTAAGAAGTACGGCCTTAGTACCGATGTAACCCGCCATTAGGTTTGCTCCAGAACACTTAGTATCACATCAGCAGAACTCGCTGTGTTTGATGTAATAACGACAGTGTCTGTCGCTTCAAGGATTATTTTCCCATCTAGAACACTCAAGCTTGACCCTGCAGGGATAAAAGCACCTTTGATTAAGTAAGCCCCCGCTAGTTGTACATCAACTACAATCTGGGATGTAGAAACGTTAGCGATGTTACAACCAATAATAACAGAGGTAGTGCCAGCACTTACGGTATAGGTAGTTACTGGAGAAGTTCCGACAGAAGCCGAAGTGTAGTTTTTAAATGTGTTAGCCATTGTTTTATCCTAATGCTATTGAGAGGGCGAGAGCAGATGCTTCCGCTGTTTCTAAGACAGTTTCTTTACTATCTCCATCTAAGGTAGCAGCGTCTACGTTGAGAGCATCTACAAAGGCTGTATCTACTCTTGCGTCAATATCTGTATTAGCCCTGGTTGTTGTGTAGTAAAGGTTAGTTACACCTTCACCGAGGGCGTCTGTGTTATGATTAGCTATTGAAGAGACAGTACCAGTTAGTGTAGCAGTGATTCCAACAAAGACAGGACTGTCCGTAGTAGCAACACCCTGATTCAAAGCTTTGATAGCTGTAATGTTTGTAAGCTCAGAGTCCATCAAGGCCCCTGCAGCGGTTACATTAACTGTATCTGTTACATCAGCTAAGGTTTCAATACCATCTAGCTTAGTACCGTCTGTAGCTACGTCACGCCCATCTACAGTACCATTAACAGTAATGTTCCCTGTAGCACCTAGTGAAGTGAAGTTACCAGCTGCTGGGTGTGTACCACCAATGATTAAGTTATCAACTATACCTCCAGCAATCCCTACATAACGTGTGTCACCAATAGCCTGTACTTCTGTTTCAAGAGAAGCAGTAGTAGCTTGGTTAGAGGCATTACCAATAAAGATATCACCGTCATCAAGGTTAGGTGTATCGTTGGCGCGACCAGCTCCAGTAACCATGATAGAGCCGTTGGAAGCGTGTACTTTGATTACTTTACCGATGTTCTGAATAAGGTTCCCCGAACCAGAAGGGGCAACATTTGTTAGACCACCTGTAGCACCAATGTAAAGTGTGTCACCCTCAGAGAAAGCTGAGGTATCAAAACCTTTAACAAAACCAGTAAGAACAAGGGTGCCCTCTGCTTCATATGCAAGTGTGCTTGTTAGAACCCCCACTGCTGGCATACTAGCTGCAGTATCTGCACGGGCCGCTTGGACTCTCATAGATTGTCCCGCTGTACCGCTTTGGTATACAGGGGTGCCAATAGTCAAGGTGCCTCCAGAAACATTCTTACAGGTTTCTGAGATAGAGGTTGCGCTTACAGTACCAATAGACCCTGCGTTTATAGTTTGGACTACACCCCCTGCTGCGTTAGAAACTTCAATAATTAAGTTATCATTAGCATCTAAGTAAGCATCGGAGAGTGAGTTACCAACAGGGCCTTGGGCACCTTGTCCACCTGTACGTGACAAAGACAGGTTAAGGTCTTGTACGACTGTGTTTATTAGAAATTCATTATTATTAACTGAT